CTATATTAGTGTCACCTGCCAAAGCAGTGCTACCCGTAGTGCCAAGAGCCATACTAGTTTTATCTTTATTAGTACTGATTTCTGTTCTAAGGTAGGTTAATTCATCTTGCATCTTTTGTATTTGATATACTAACGCTGCTAAATGAGGTGCGTCGTCAGCCATATCTGTTAATATAAGATGATGTCCTTCGTTAAACTTAGTTTCTAGTTTAGTTAAATCACTGCTACTTTTATCGTGTACTGCTGAGTACGCTGCGCTTGATAATGCCATATTAACTTAATTCTGCTTCTAATGTTACTGTTCCGTATACTAGTACTCTTTGGCTTGAGCTACCGTCTGTAGTTCTCATATGCATAGCTATTGCGTCGCCAGCAGCTAGCGTTGCATTACCACCTGAAAACGTAAATGTTTTTTGATAGCCTACAACTTCTGAGTAGTCATCGTTGCAGTCTGTAGCTGCTATACTATTCATTGTTATAGTAGCTGCGGACCCGTTTGTTATAGGTGTAAATTTACTAAAAGCAAATTCAAAAGCTTTAGGTCCATTTATAGCAGACGATGACCAGTACCAGTTAAACGTTAATTTATTGACAGTACAAGCTGCTGTGGCTGTATATAAAGCTATTCTAGCTCCATATTCGCTGTTGCCTGATGATATATCACCAGGAGCGCTACTGCTTCCTAAAATAGCTAATGTTGTAGTTCCTAAACTATACCAATTATCATCATTAAACAAATAAAATATATAAGAGCTAGGATTCATTATCTGCATATGAATCTTACTACTACCACCTCCACCACCACCTGCAGCGTTAATGCGATCATCAATAGCAGCTGATGTCATTAAGCTAGTATCGTTATCTGCAAACGATTCAGCAGATGTTTGTAACGTTGTTAAAGCAACACCGTCAAAAGTAATACCGCTTAAAGCAGATAAAACACCTGGTACAGTCACTACTGAAGCAGCTCCATTACCAATGGTTGCATCTACTTCGCCGTCAACGTTACCTTCTTGTAATATTAAACCGTTTTCTAAACCGCCATCATGAGAGGCTATTTGAAGACTTAACTTGCCACCTGCTTGACCGGTAGAAGCTTCAGCTATTTCACCTAATATTTGACCAAAAGTATGTGGTCCACCACCACCGTCGTCTTCAGCATTCCATTTTATTTTACCGATATCGTCATTATCAGATCCAGCTACACTTGTTTTATCAAATATTAGCTCAGGACCATTAGCATCAGTATTGGTATTTACCAGATTAAGTGATGGTTTAGCACTATCAGAAGAAGTAAAATAATGATTTGTACCATTAACATTTAAATTACCAGCTACAGTAGTTGTTGAAGCTGTACCATATCCAAGATCAATGTCTACTTTGTCTACCGTAGTATGACCAGTACCTGTTATTACGTTTCTATTGTTATTAGTTATGACACCGTCTGAAGTCACCTTCATCTCAATCTTGCCAGCTTCGTTTCCAGAGCTTGTTGTGACGGCTGTACCCTCTATTTGTGCGTACGTAGTTATGTTTGAAGCAGCGTCAACCCCTCTGAAATTAAAAAGACCTAATTGATCACCGTCTAATGTTGCAGGAGATGATGGGCGTTGCTTAATAAACGTCCACTGCGGTCCATTTGCATCTGCAGTCTGGTTTGTGATAGACATTATAGGCGCAGTAGTTTGCGCACTTTCAAAACCAACAATAGTAGATTTAAAAGTAGTCATACTCAACAAACCACCATCCCCCAACTCTAACATAGTGCCAAATCCAGAACTTGAGTTTGCTTTTAGCACGTTAACCAGCGAAGCTCCTTGAGCTATTAACAATTCCAACTGACCGTCTTCACTTGTATTGACAGCATCTTGTATTTCAGCTTTTATCTGAGCAAACGTTGTAGGATTGTTAGCATTATCATCTGCGATAAAGTTAATCATACCTATTTCATCAGCATTAGTACCAGTATCAGTTTTAGTAAACTGAAGTATTGGTGCTACAGCATCAGTGTTACTGTTTTCAAGAGTCAATACGGGCTTAGCGCTAGTGCTACTTGTTAGTGTTAAATCAGTGCCGTCGTATGTAGCGTTTGCTTCTGCTGTTACAGCGCTTGTACCAGTTCCAGTAAGTAGTTTGTTATCTGTTAAAGATGACGCACCTGTACCACCGTTAGCTACAGGTAACACACCGCTAACTTCTGACGTAAGATCTACAGACGCACCTGTAGTTGCAGCAGCGATTCTATCGTTGATAGCAGCCGAAGTCATTAAATGCTCGTCTGAATCTACAAACTCACCAGCTATATCAATATCATTAACAGTATGTCCACCTATTGATATGCCACCTGCTATTGTAGTTGTAGAGCCAGTGCCGAAAGCAAGTAACACATCTATCTGAGAACCTCCACTTGCTATGCCTTCAATAACTCTTCCATATGAACCTTCAAGACCAGCGATAGGAGGCATCTTAGCACTACTCTTAATTCCTATTGCTAATCTTGAATATGATAAACTAACATCACTCCAAGAGGCGTTAAAAGCCGCTATTGGTGTTCCTTCAGTACTATCATCCGGTGGGCACTCAAAAACTAATGTACCTGCTCTATCTCCGTCAGATCCGTTAAAGCCCCGCCTTGATAGTGTTAATATTGGCTCTGCAATATTCGAAGCGTCTTTGTAAGTTCCCTCTATTTCTAGAAAAGGTTGAGCTCCATGACTATCAATTCTCACGTAGCCAGGACCAATTTCAGTTCTTGGCAAGCGGTCTCTACTTTTGAAAACCCCAGCTTCAGCAGCACCTCCAGGATTTGTTGCGAAGTTAGACTCTATTTTTACTTCATCATAAATAAGTTGAGGACGAAGACGAACATCTGCACCAATAAAGTAACCAACACGATTATACTTATCCATTACGTAAACACTATAACGTGAATGTTTTGATCTGTAGTTACTAGTAAATTATACTTACTTTTATCATACGATAATATACTAGGATTATCAAAAACAAAAACATTACCTCCTTTAATTGTTAAACCTCTAATAAAGAAAAAAGAAGTACTCGTACCCTTTTCTTGTATTGATACACTTATAGTAGCCGTGTTACCAACTACAACAGAAGAAAAAGTAATAGCTTTAATATCTTCAAATAACTCTCCAGCAGAAAGTAAAGTATGGCTACCAGACGCAAGCGAGTTTGTTATGGTAGCCATAGTTTACGAGAATACCTGAAACTCAACAGTCATGTCTGTAGCTACACTTGGTGTAACACAGATATCATCATCTACATCCCAAGGAAACCACATCCAGTCTCCACCATATAGTCTACCTATTTCTTCAGTATCTGTAGCTGAACCACCACCTGCATTACCAATAGTGATATTGAAATACTCAGTGTGATCTGTTGACGGGTTATTTATATATACGTATGCGTGAGTTGTTGACACGCTACCAGTAGTAATTAAATCTACTTGGTTTGTACTAGCTAGTACTTTTGTAACTGACGTCATAGTATTGAGGCCAGTTGTAGTTCCAGCTGTGTGTAGCTCGGCAGTATTAGACACATTAATTGTGCTATCTGTAATATCGCTACTTATGCTTACTGTTGCTGTAGTTGTTGCCATATTTTCTAATTATTATGCGTTAGTTAAAAAGTCAGTATCTTCGTGGAATAAAGCATACTCAACAGGTATATCACCTGTAGATGCTGTCCAGTTTGTTGCTGCTACTTCGATATCAGCCGACGAATCTGTCTGGCTCCATGGAATAAACATCCAGTCACCTGCGTAAAGTTTACCAATAGTCTGCGCGTTAATAGTAATAGTAAGGTAAAGAGTTGGATCAGTAGCTTTGTTTATAATATAAACTTTAGCTGATAAATCATTACCTTCTGCATTAGCCGCAAGTAATACTTTGTTTGTTGTAGATCTTAAATGAACCCTGTTTAATCCAGTAGTTTGATCTAAATCTGTTGTTGCGCCCGCTTTTGTACAAGTAGCGGTCTTAGACACGTTTACTGGATCTCCAGCAATGTCTGCACTCGTTAACGTAATTGTTGCTGTAGTTGCCATTTTAAATTTGTTTTATTATTAATCTACGAATAACATATATTCTAGCGTCATATCGTTTGCGCTAGGATCGATTTTAATATCGTTATCTGCATCATGCGCTGACCAAGGTATTAAAGCCCAGTCACCAGCATAAAGTCTTCCTATATCTTCTGAGTTAATAGTCACAAGAAAAAACTCAGCTGCAGTTGTTGAAGTATTTTTTAAGTAAAGCTTGTGCGCTTTATCTGCAGTGTAATCAGTGCCGTCAAATAACGTATATTGATCGTGCGCACCGCTAACAGTTTTTCTTCCTAAACCACTAGTTGCAGTAACGCCAGTTGAATTTCCAGCGCCAGTTAGTGTCGCTGTAGTTGTTAAAGCTAACTCGTCTGACAACAGGTCAGTACTCGATAGCGTAATTGTAGCTGTTGTAGTTGCCATGTTAAATTACTTTATATTTTGTTTTACCGTTTTCTTTATATGCTTTTAAGCAACGATGTCTATTATTTTCTTCAGAAACGTAGCTTACGTGCACCCATGCTGGATTTTTATCATCACCAAACTCCCATATAATTTGATCGAAGTCTAAATGGTTTTTAATGTAAGTAAACATAGACGCATTGGTTCTATGCCCATAAGTGTCGTCAAGATCAATTGCTTGACCTTTACAATGCTGAGAGTTTTTACTTCCACCGATAGCTACGTTTAGTTCAGGCGATCTGTAAAAGCTGTTTATTTTAATAGGACCTTTAACAAACTCACGTAAAGGCTCAAATACTTTTTCAGCAATAAGCTTCATGTTTTCAAGCTCTTGCACATCTGGTATGTTATCAATACCTCTTCGCGTAGCAGTGTTACTCTTAACTGCTTCTCTATAACTTATATGATCACTTATTTTGTCCATATTTTATTGCTTTACAATTTTTCTTATAATAGTTCGGCTTTTGTATGCTATACACACTGTATACATCCCTGGAGCCCATAGAGACACCTCTATTGCATTAACATTATTTTTAGACGCTATCATACGTCCAGAGTAATCAAACACGTCTATATCAACGTTTTGATTTATACTTAATATATCGCTAACTGGATTAGGGTATATAACTAGGTCATCGCCAGCTAATATTGCTTCAATACCAGTAGCAGCGCAATAGTCATAAGTTTGTTGACAAGTGTTATCCCAACCCTCGTCACAGCAATACGGGTCTGCTTGTATTACCCAAGCATAACACATATCATTTAACCAATATGGTTCGCCTGGTCCTGTAATGCAGTCAGCTGCGTATAAGCAGTTACTAGCCGCTTCATTAGCATTAGGGTTATAGTTAAATGCAGCTGGGTCCATGCAGTCGACAACCACTTCCTCGCACGACCCATTATCAGTATTAGCAGTTGGATCATAATTAAAGGCGCTACTATCAGTACAGCCATAAATGTAAGGAATACAGCTGCCATCTTCAGCGTTAGCTTCCGGATCATAATTAAACATTGTTGCGTCCGTGCAACCGTAGACAAAAGGTATACAACTGTCATCGTCAGTGTTAGCGGTCGAGTTATAGTTAAAAGCAAGTGGGTTCGTGCAGCCTAAAACTACAGGTATACAACCCTCGTTATCAACGTTTGCTTCTGGGTTATAGTTAAATGCCTCTTCGTCCATGCAGCCAAATACAGCTAACGTCTGACAGTCTCCGTTATCGTAATCAGCTTCATAGCCTTGCGTATAATATTCTAAGTAACCTGCTTGAGTACAACCAGCTTGATAGTAGCAACTACCGTCCTCTGTGTTTACATCAGCATTATAATTCTGCGCCATCATGTCTGTGCAGCCGTATGAATAAGGCTCGCAACTGTTACCACAATAAGGCTGAAAGTGATATACTGGCCAGCTAGGCGCTTTAAAAGGCTGCAATGCGCCTTGTCCGTTATCTAAGAACGGGTTTTGCCCTTCAGCTAATAACGTATCACCATTCTCATTTGTTACAAGTATAGAGTTATGTAACGTTTGAAAAGCTAATTCTTGTGCCGACGACTGTTGACCACCATCTTGGAAGTAGTATATATCAACCTCTTCGTCTTCGTCAAGCATAATATCCCACGACTCTGAGAATATACCAGGTCCTATAGTAAACAACCATTGTTGATCTCCTTGCTTCATACCTACACCTGACATACCCCATCCATCACCAGCATCATCTTCTAACGTTAGTGTTATAGAGCAAGGGCTATTGTTATCAGATATAGTAGCTAGGCTATCGTAATTAAAAGCCTCTGGATCTAAGCAACCCCATACGTGTAGTGTTTCACATGTGTCTTGAACTGTAGCCAGTGGATTATAATCTACATAGTCGTCATCCATACAACCAACCACGTCAGGTGCTGGTGGACAAGGCTCAGTAAATATAGGTCCAGAGTATTCTGTGTTACCAGTAAACTCGCTGAACGCTAGATCTTCTAGCTCCCATATAACGCTATCACAAGCTGTAATAACACAAGCGCCGTCTTCACCTCCTGATGCAGAGCCATTTAACCCATCACCAAACTGATCTATTAATACTAGCTCAAAGCCTAACGCAACGCAGAAGTCATATGTATAGGTTACTAGTTGATCACCAAAATCAAACTCACCAGGTATAACCTGTTCATATAACTGGCCATCAGATAAGTTAACGATATTGAAACCTGTTTCACTAGGCCATGTATCAAGAGTTAACTCCATAGTAACTTGAGTCTCAAGGCTATCGCACTCTATAATCTCACAGCTACCATCATCTTGGTTAGCCCATGGATTATAGTTGTCAGCAGCCTCGTTCATACAACCAAGCAACACAGGTAGACAAGGGTCTAGTATAAAAGGTATTGTGTCTATAGCAGTATCAAACTCATAGTTGAACTCTTCAAGCCCACAGTTATTTGTTATTCCAAAAAAACCTTGACCAAACGAGCAGCATATCCCATCGCCAAACGAGTCGTACATAATAAAGCTATACTCACCAGCAGGTAAGAAAACCATTATGTTTGTTAAGCTGTTGTCTGCCAGTGGTGGGCTTACAGCGACTGTGTTGCTGTCTGCGTTGATTATTTCCCACGATGATTCACCACCGTAGTTATCTGTCTGAACAGTAACATTTAGCCAGCTAGCGTCACTTGGTTGAGCAAACAAAGCCAGCGGAGCTAGCAATAAAAATAATAAAAAATTTTTCATATTCTACTTAATATTTCTTGAGCCACGTTTTGTGCTGTCCTTGCTCCAGCTGAGATATCTTCTAGCATCTTTGGAAAATCTGCTTTTACATCTTCAGGTAAATCTTCATACTTCATTTAAAAATCGCTATATATTATTTCATCAACTGCGTTTTGCACTTCTTTACGCGTAGCTTCTATTTGCATCATGATGTTAGCTTGAAACCTTTCAACTTCTTTTCCGTTAAACACAATAATAGTAGGTACTACTACGATCTCATAGTCAGACTGATAAGTACCCTCGTCAATGTTCACATTCATAACCTCACAGTCAGTAAGTTTGTCTAGATAATCTACACTGTTACTTGCGTTCCAGCTAGCGTTAAACTGTACAACGCAGATATCACTGTTACACATGTTCTGGCTAAACGCAGTACCGGCTACAAACATACATAACATTAAAAGCACGTATGCTATTACTGTTCTAAAGTTCATCGTATCTTCCATGATTATTTTATTTTGGTTGATTAGATCCTATACCTTTAGATTTATGTTTAGCATCTTGAGATTTACGTTTAACTTTTGATTCGCTTCCACCCCTCATCTCGCCACGAGTCAAACCATGGCTATGGTATTCAATAGGGAATGTTAAACCATTTCTATTTTCCCATGTTTTAGGTTTAGATGACTTATGATCTTCGTTTACTCGCACCCAGCCTGAGGGTGACGCACCTGTTTTTACGTAATCCTTAAATGCCGACGGGAAGTTCCTACGCATCGGGTTGCTTCTCATTTTAAATGCCATGATTACTTTAGTTTATCAATTTTTTCTTCAATACGATCCATGTCCTCTTTCAGTTCTTTAACATCTTCACCAGTAGTCTTAATTGTCTGTCGAATCAATTGATCTTTCATATCAAACTCCATGCGAGTCACCTCTGGTGGAGGTGGTTCAGGTAGCTCTTTCGCTAAAGCTATATCAGCTTGCAGCGTAAAATATAAACCAATTAAGGCTGCTAGTCCAGCGCCTGCCATGCCAATTGTTTTGAGGTCTAGTGTTACTTTAGTATCCTCTCCTATTTGTTTAGCCATTATTTTTCTTTTTTACCTAGTCTCTTTCTTACAATGTTCATTGTTGTTTTCATTTTCTTTGCGTAAGAAGGTCTTTTCTTTCTATTGAAAACATACTGTTGGTTTAAGCTACTAATAATTTTAGATAAATTACCTTTTCTAGTTTTGATTAACCATGAAGCTAAAGCTGAAGCAGATAAACTATTAAACTTGCCTTTAGCATCTGGCGCGTCTGAGTGCTTAAACTCACCCATTTTCTTTTTTAAAACAGTTTTTGTATACTTATAAACACCCATTATTTCTCACCACATTTTTTACTTGGATCACCAACTTGTACCCAGTTTTCTTTTTTAAACCAGTCGCGCAGTGTAGCTCCTTTTCTACGGGCACCTTTAACGTTAGAGCTGCTAGATCTTTTATACTTACCACCTTTAGCAGCTTTACGTTTAGCACTAGTGACTTTGTCTCTTTCGCTTTGACTCATGCTACGAACTTTAGCGGCAGGTAAACAAACTTTTTTTGTGCCTCCGCCTTTTATTTTAGTAAATGGGTTACCTGCTTGATTGTAAACCATTATTTCTTTTTGCTTTTACCCATTTTACCAGGTCCACCAGCTCTAGTACATCGCACACCCCAGCCAGAAGCATAAGCGCTAGGCCATACTTTAAACTTCTTTTTAGCGGCTGCTTTACATGGTCCACTAATTTTACCTTTCATAGGAGAGGCCATTTTTGTAGGCGTTTCCATTTCTTTTATATGGCCTTCAATAACTTTAGCTTGCCTGCCGTGAGCCTTAACAGCTCCTTGTAATTCTTTAACAACCTCTTTGAGGTTTTTATATTTCATCTTAAATGCCATGACTATTTATTTTAACATTTCCATCTGCGTCTAGCAGCTTTACCTCTTTCACCAGTCCAGCCTCTTGATCTAGCACAAAATGATTTTCTACGTTTAGCAGCTTTACTACCTGGTTTTACATCACCAGTAACTGCTGTTTTTAATTTACTACCAGGATTTTTGCGCTTATATTCAGCAACACCTTTAGTAGTCATACCCGCTCCTTCTTCTACAGTGCGAAAGTTTCTTCCTTTGCCTTTAGTTGTTTTTCTAGGCTCTGCTTTTTTAAGTGGTGAATTAAACCCACGACCTATACCTCCAGCTCTGCGTCTACCGCAAGATGTTACTGGAAAAGGATTATTTTTTTGAACATACGCCATATCTTAGAAGATTACATAGTTTGCTCCACACTTAAAGTTATACCACTCTCTATTCCAGTACTTATAGTATCTGCCTTCAAGAAATACACCTACGTGTTTATTAAATCTGTGTCCATATATTAAACCAACTGAGTAGTCAAGCCATTGACCACCTACTGTATTGTGATACATATACTCGCCTCCAGTGTCGTAATGGTAGGGTAAAACGTTTCCCCATGTGTGGAACCAGAAGTCGTCTGTAAAGTGATAGAAGTCGAAGCCGGCAACCACCGAGTAATTCCATTGACGAGAGAGTTCACTTCTTTTTCTAGCAGTGTATTCAGATAAGATGTTAGGGATAGTGACTGCTTCCCAGACTTCAGTGTTTGTTGCAACGACTGTTCCGTCAGGAGCGAGGTACTCGCCCGTAGTAAGGTTGTGTGAATATCCTTCTTCAATTGCGAGGTAAGTATAGTGTATGTCTCCTGTCTCCAACTTCCACTCCTCAAGTGGATCATACCCGTAAGGTTCTGAGATACGTTGTGCGACACCTGCGTGCAAAGAAAACTTGTTACCAAGCTTGAGTCGAAACCGCTGCGATCCTTCAAAGTATTCAATGTCTGCAAACCCGTCTTCAAGGTATTCAACTTTTGCCATAAACTTATTTCCGATGTAACGAAAAAAGTGGTGTTGATTAAAAAACTGTTTACCTTGCTGTCTTTCGTATGTAACTTCTCCAAGAAACTCTATACCGTTACGCTTGCCTATATTAGCGTCAGCAGACCAAGATGTTTCTGATCCGTCGTAAAAAGCATTAGCCCTATTTTCGTAACCAAACCTAGCGATCTTACGTACACCCATAGACAAGCTATAGTCAAACGGTGTTGCTACAGTCTCTTGAGTTAATCCACTAGTAACAGAATATATAGTTTGATCCGATACAGAGTTACCTCCATTTACAGCCGCATAGAATGTAGAAAACTTAAAAGCTTTCTTTATTTCTTGAGCTGTAGTAGTCATTGAAACCAATGCTACAAATATTAGTAATAATACTTTTTTCATTTATCTTTTTATTGTACGTCTTTTAACAGTGCGTCCAGAATCGCTAGACTCTCCATGCTTTTTCTTTTTCTTACTCTTTGAATCTTCTTCTACAACATCATCTGCACCTATGTTATACTTGCTCCAACCTAGTGACATTAATATACGTTGCCATGTTTCATACCTTTCATCTAAAGCGCCTCTTGCATTTTGTACGTTTCTGTATATTTGAGATGTAGGTATATTTGTTGTAGCAGAGATATAATTAGCTACTGCAGACCACATAGGATTATCAATATCAAATGTTTCCATTTCTTCAATAGCGTCTTTCTCGTAATTCAATGTTTTCTCAGCATTAACTATTTGTCTAGCTTTAATACCAAGCGGAGGAGATACGTTAAGCATTTCTAATAACACAGCGCTTTCATCTTTGTTGTAACCAGCGTCTCTTTGTTCCATGTGTTTAATAGCCATGTTTTTTATAGTAGCAGCTATAGCTCCATATACACCAGCTCCTCGTAGCACAGAATCTATACTACCATTGATCACACGACCTTTTTTCTTTAACATCTTCTCATCATCCTCATCTTCATCAAACATCATTGCAAATAGAGCTTGTTGTAATCCGTAGAATACTAAGTTTTGAACAGCTAGATAGTAAACTATTCTCGAAGCATTTGACATATCACTCTGTAATTGAGTGGAATTAGGTGATGTTATTCTTCTGTTTTTAATATCTAAAAACGCTTTTTTAGCTAATCTATTAAACTGAGAAGTTACGTTTTGGAAAGCTAGTATAAACTTACCAAGTGGTGAAGCTTGCTGCTGTGAAACCATATCAGGCCTAGCTGACTGCTGAGTAGCTTGGGCTGTCTCTTGGAAATCTAACCACGCTCGAGCTTCTGCTTGAGCTTTAGACATGCCTTGCTTCATGTATGTTTTAACTCTATTCCTATAGAAAGGAGCTCCACCGATAGCAATAGCAAAGCTATCAGCTATTTGAGTAGGAGTGAATCCCATACGTAACAATTCAGCAAGAGCTTTTTTAAGTGGGTTTCTAGAGTTTTTAATATTCGCAGCGAGTTCAGCTCCGTTAACGTCAGTACCTATGCCACCTCGTCTTTGCTTCATTTCAGGTGAATTAAATATCATAGCGAAATCAGCCCAAAATTGTTTTTGATTAGCAAAAGCTTTAGCAGCTGCAAATATATTATTGTCAGCAAAATTCAAGAAGTTAACTATAGACATTTGCTGTAGAACCGCAGATCTTATATTGAAGAACATGACGTTTGAAACAGCAGCGTTAATAAAGTTAACAAACGCATTTACTAACTTATTACTTCCGCTCGGTCTGTTTCTCCCAGTCTCGATTCTATAAAGCATATCCTCTATAGCTTCTCTAAGACCTCTTCCATATTCAGCTTCAATTTTATTTAAGTTTTCTTCAGAAAATATTATCTTTGCGTTCTCTAAAAACTCTGCTAGATACTTCTTTCTACCAATACGACCAGTAGCGTCATCAAGATCTGTTCTTAAATCTCCAGCTGTCCAAGAATCAGTTGGCTTAACAAAGCCATCTTGTCTTGAGATAGCCTCAATAGCATCAGCATAAGCTTTTAACCTAGGATCTGATTTTACTTTATTAGCAAGCTCAGTAACCTCAGTTTCAGTTAAACCTGGAACGCTGTGGCCATTTTTATTGAATAAATATACTCTAATAGCATCTTCAAAAGTAAAGTCGCTACCTGGAATTTTTCTTTTTAACTTTTTCTTTACGTCTTTAAACTTTTTATTTAATTCCTTAAAATCATTAGCTATGCTTTGTTTAGCTACGTCTAACTCTCTAAAAGCTCTACTTAATGGTTTAATCAGGGCTTTTTCAAAAAACGCTCTATGAGCATCACCTCTTCTACCTGTACCCATAAAGTTATAAAGTAAACCAAGTAAGTCTTCGTGAGATGGAGGTATAAAGAATCTAAATCTACCTCTTTTTAAACCTCTTTTTCTAGCTCTTGCAGCTCCGATAATTTCATTAGCATCTACACCAGTAAGCTCTTCTAGCATGTTATTAAATTGCTCGTTCATGCTTCGACTGAACTGAACTCTACCCTTCTGAACTGGTGATTTAACATCAAACTGATTTAGCATGTTTCGGACAGCAGGGATGCTCGCTACCGATTGCGTTGCTTTTGCTTTACGCTTAGGAACCTTCGGCTTTGCTAATTCAAAATCAATTTGAGAACCGCTACTGTACTCGTATATATTGTTTTTCCAGCCTAATTGCTTACTTAGTTTATCCATTAAAACAGTATAAACTCTAACTCGACTTTTATCTTTAGTTAAAGCGCTAAAACCAATTGTTTCTATACCAGGTTTTTGTTTTACTACATCTAACAGACCGTTGTAAACAGTGCTTAAAACTTTAAATTGACTACCAGTACCAGTCATTTCTTGAGTTACACCTGCTTCTGTAACTAAATCAAATTCTAGCTCAAAGTTAGCGTCATCTAGATCTGTAGGATAAAATGTTACGTTATAATTATTACCGTCTACGTTAAAGCTGGTAGTCATATAACCAATACTATCGGTTTTCCAGTTTAAATTCTGCTCAGTTGATAGGCTAAACTTTACTTTAGCTTGCTGAACTTTGGCCTTTACGTTAGATCTGCTAAGCATGTTTTCAACTGCTCTAACATTTTGTATTGCGTCATCTGCAAAATAAAAATCGTTAAAACCTTCACCTATTTTACCAGCTATCCACTCAGCTTTAGCGCTAGCTTCAGACCTTCCAAGTCCAACTATGTTTTCTGCAGGTATATTCAAACCATTAGCATCTAAAAACTGCTTAATAGCAACTTGAGCTTCTGGCGCTCTAGCTGTAAGTATGTACATGTTATCTGTGCCAAACTTCTTAGCGAGCTTTAAAGCCTTATTAAACAAAGGAGCTATTTCGCCTTCAACAACTTGGTTAAATTCAGAGAAATCAAACTTATGGCCTTCTTCAAGTAAAGTAGAACCTTGAGCGGCAAACTCTTCAGCGTTTAACTTAAACTGGTCTCCATCAGGCTTAGTTACTATAACCTTAGATTTAGTAGTAGCTAATGTGTCATCAAAGTCAAGAACTGATATACCTTGAGTTTCGTTATTCGCAGATCTAGAGAATAAAATGGCATCACTAAAAACTTGTTCGCTTTTAGATTTCTTTACTAGTTCCATTGCAGCAACCTCATCGCTCTGCATTAAAGCATCGAGTGCAGCAACATTACCTATACTTTTATCTGAAGTTAAAGTTTCTAACGTAGACTTAGGTATTCCAGGTATAGCTCTAAATGAAAGTTTTTTGTTACCTGATTTTACTCTTCGTTTTGTTTTTCTTTCACCCTTCTTTTTAGTGTTAGTACCGTCAGTGTATATACTGTCTACAGTCCCGTTGTTAACATCAGCCATAGTAGCCGCTCGTTTCTCAGAGTTAGACCCTATACGTAAGGTCATAGTTCCTTTACCTTTTAGCACAGGTAAGTTTAACGGATTAGGTCCTGTACCCATGTGAAATAGGCCTCTACCCATTAACTGTATCGTATCAACAGGATAATTTGATTTTTTGTTATAGATCTCACTTATCACATCTAAACTTATTTCCATGGATGCAGACATAGCATTAATATAACTAGAATATTCAACGCCATCAATTGTAACTGGAGTCTTTTTCAAATCATTGTAATACTCTGTTGGTAGAGTAGTTATATCTTTCCAATCGTAATTATATTTTTTCTTTAAATACGATTTAGCTTCTTTAATACCTTTTTGTACTTGATCTCCTAACGGTTTAATTTGATCGTTAAAGGTGTAGTCTTTTTTAACAATAAAATTACCGTCTTCGCTGACTGCAAACGTAACGCTGCTATACTGAGCATTTGTCATTTTAGCTTCAATATTAAACGTTTTACCGTGTATTTTTATCTGCACGTCAGGCAAACCACCCACTTCGCTAGGTTTACGTAGAGTAACTTCCATAGCATCTTTGCCGTACTTCTTTTCTATAGCTATAGCTTGATCAATCAAAAACGCTTCATAAGCAATACCTCTTGTCCCTGCTTTTACTAACTTTCTAAAACCTTTACCAATAAATTCTATGTCGCTTTTGTCTTGTAATAATCCAGCTGAATACAACTCGTTGTAAACAAAGTCTCTAACTTTTTTACTATACTTTAATCTATACTTAAGTAAAGCTTTACCACTGTTGTCAAACACGGTTTCTCCAGATTCAATCAAGCTTTTTAAATCTAACGCAGCTTGAACTTGAGATCTTGAAAACTTAATTTGATCGTTGTAATTACCTTGAGTTTCTAGCTTCTGCCTATCAAGACTATTAGCAAACTCACGTAATTTAGCCTTAACTACCGCGTCTATATTAGTCGATGTTTCTGCAATCTCTGTGTCGATAGCTTGTTTAACTATAGCTTCCCCTATTATTCCAGCTAATCCTTTTTGTCTAGCTTTTAGTTTATTATAGTGTGATTGAGCTTTAACGTCGCTTGTGGTGTCTGTAAAGTACTTTGTAAATTTAGCTTTATTAGTTTCTATCTTAAATACTGCTTTTCTAAAATTACTATCCTTTTTAAGACTAGGCTTATCGGCTTTCTTAGTCTTCTTGTCTTCTACGCCAATTTTAGTTAAATCAAATAAGTTTTTATAGTTGTTCTTTATAGTGGTAACATCAAGACCCGAGATTATATCTTCATAAGCTAAAGCTAAAAAAGCTTTATACTCATCACTAACTATTATCTTTTCATTCTTAGAATCAAACGAAATACTACCCATCTCTTTTTGAACAGCTTTAGTAACGTCTTTTTCTATAAGCTTTGTTAGTTGTTGCTCTAGATTTGCTGGGTTTTGCTCAATAAGCTCAGCAATTTTTAGCTGAGTCCTAAGACTTATAATCTTTTTGTTTTCTAAATTTACTTTAGCTAAACTAGTAAGTATTCTTTGCTTCTGTTGTTTTTTAGTTTCAGTTTTCTTAGTCTCTGTAGTATCAGGTATTGTTTCAGATATTGTTCTACCAAGATTATCTTGAGCATCTAAACTTTTTGTTCTAGATCGCTCTTGACTTTCTATAGCTAACTCTTTCTTTGCAACTAATCTAGCGAAGTTTTTATTAGCCATTAAAAACTCACCAACAGTAACTGGTCCAACAGCGTCACCCTTTCTTTCAGCTTGTGGATCGTAGTTTATTAAACGCTCGCTTAGCTCTCTAATAACTTTATCTCTTTCTTGCTTACTTGGCACAATTGATTTAACGTAGCTATTAATAGCTCCACCGTCATTTAATATAGAATTAAGTATTTGCTCAAACGCATCGCTCTCTTGGAAAGTTTGCTTGTTATACTCTCTTCCTGCTTCAACTATTTCGTTTTGTGCTGCTTGCTCAATGCTGTTCACAGCGTCTACAGCTCTTGATCTAGAAAACTTAACACCCTGATCTACTTGAGGAGACCCTATTTCTACTGTACTTAACTTAACGCCACGAGGTGCATTTCTACGACCAAGTCTTCCTTCAACACCTAGCGCTGCTAAAGTACCAACATTATCTCTACCTCTAAAATCTTTATTTGTGTCATCAATCCATTTGCTTAACAAGTCAAATGTGGCTTGATTCATATCAGGACTTCTAACAAGTTTAAATTGATTTCTATCTGTTACTTGAACATTAAAATCAACAGACTGCTCTTTCGTTAAACCGGTAGAATCAACTCCAAAATCACTAATACCAGTGGCTGTTCCACTCCAATATCCACCAGGTTGAATCTGTAGACCAGCTCTGTACGCACTATCCGCCCAATTGCTAACTACTGACGGACTTGATAAACTACCTGTCAGAGTTGTGTCTCCTACTCTAGCAGATCTAGAAAACTGAGTGTCAGTAGCAGTTGTACCGCCTTCGGCTGCAGCTATAGCTCGCTTGCTTAACTTACCTTCTTTTACGTTCTTGCTGTACTCTTTCATAAAGTTGTAAACGGCTCTACCGTTTGCAAACTCTTTTTTATAACCAAACTTTCGTAATATTTCTTGTATTGTATTAGCTAGCTTGCTAAATACGCCTTCGTTAAAAGTAATTTCACCTTTTTCTATAGCATCGGAAAAAGCTGTAAATATTTCTTCTGAGGCGAATATAGCGTCACCTTCAAGTCCATAGCTATCTTTTAGTCTTTTTCTAACTGCCTTAACTTGTTTTTTTGTTAAAACACCTATAAAGCTTTTTCCAAGTTTAATTCTGCCAGCGGGATCAAGACTCTTCATGTGCTTGCCTAAAATACCATGAAGTACCTCGTGTGATCCTACGGTGATGGCGCCTGTTTTACCAGCTACATCTTTATTAATAAAAATAGTATCACCAGCTATAAAACCATCAGAACCTGATACATCTTGCTCAGCGATTAAATCTATTTGATTATCAGCATTTTCAGGTTTAGCGTTATGCTCTTCAGCCATCTTATTATGCTCTTCTCGCATCGCGTCAAATGCTGACTGAGCATCAGTATCATTATCAACGACTTTTACGTCTTTACCTATTTGCTTTCCCGCAGTCTCAGCAAAAGCTATAGTTTCAGACAACACTGCTTCACGTCTAGCTTTTCTAACTTCAGCAGCTTGTTCAGTGGCTGCTACGTCTGTAGCTCCCTCATACTTGCCTATAATATCGCTAATTTCTTTTTCAACAGCATCAAGAGTTTCTTGAGCTCCTGGCACGGCTTCTATACCTGTTTTTTCAACATCAGCTTTTGCTTGTCTACGCTTAGCGTCTAACTCAATAAGTTTATCTCTATCAGCTTGATCAGTTATTTTGCTGTCTATTTGAGAGTCTATAATCGCTTTCTTCTGTTTTTTAGCAGCTAATTTACCTATGCCAGTAAAATCATTTTCGATTTTTATATCAGCCATAGCGACGTCAATATCGTCAGCGGTGTCGATAAAATCTTTCATCGTCGCGTAATCTACCTCTACTCCAGCTAGTTTATACGTTGGTGTTTTAGTGCTTAATAGAGCTGCACCTACGCTAATAGGTCCTACAGCTCCACCGGTCACAGCTTCAAAGCCAATCTCAGCAGCGTCCATTTCTTGATCAGCAGCTAATCTACCAGCAACCTCACCTACACCGCCACCAATACCTTCTACACCTAAACCAGCTCCAGCGCCAGCTGTTCTTCCTAGTTTTACACCTCGCTTTGTAGCGGTAGCTGCTGTTTTACCACCTATTCTGGTTCCAGCTTTAACAGTTTTCATGACACCTTTTGCTACTCCCGTAGTAACTTTACCGGCAATACCTCCACTTAACGCTTCTATAGAACCAATAGAAAGCCCTCTTGCAACAGCTCTATTTCTTATCTTTGTACCCTGCGCACTTTCTAATAACTCTTTAATATTTTCATCAGTGAATTCTTTGCCTTGCTCATGAAGTTCTGTTTCTATAAGTTCGCCAAAAGTCAATGCTGATTCCATAGAATAGCCAAGCCCACCAAGCGCGCCTGGAAGAGTGCCTGCTACTGCGCCTACAGGAACTGTAACTTCAGCAAAAGGCCCACCAGCTAAACCAGCGCCAGCACCTGCTGCAGCTCCAATACCTGCTCCAGCAGCCATAGAAGCAAACGCATCGTCAGGATTATCAAAAAGAGTACCAACCTGAGTTGCAAGTGATTGAACAAAAAGCTCAGTCAAAAGCATTGGATCGTCTTTTACACCCCTGAAAAAAGCCGCCCAAGTTGATCCCTCAGCTTGATATTTTTTAGAAAACTCTTTCATACCCTCTGACTCAGTATATCTAGACGCCTCGTCAGCTTTAGCCTGTATAAACTCTTCAATAACCTCTTTAGTAGGCGCACCACGCTGCTTAAGTAAGTTGGTAGCTTCTCCCGTAGAACTAGCGGCAACAAAGCCTCTACCTACCCAAGTTTGATCAAACCAATTAACTTTAGGAGCGTCTTCTTTTTCAACGCCAATAAGCGTAGAAAAATCTTCTATACTACCCTCGTAACCTGTATCTTTGAAATATGTAAAACTATCGTTTAACGCGTTGTCGTTAGTAGCTATCAAGGCTCTATAATCTTGTAAAGTGCCTTTATAACCAGTCTTAACAAAGTGATCGTACGCGTCTTTTAATGCCTGTTCATTCATATTATTGAGGATTATACTGCGCTCCGCTTCCCTGCGTTACTCCAGAATCTATATCAGCCTGCGTTCTATTCTTAAGCTCTTCTTTAGCTTCGTTGAACGGCGGGAGCGACATTAACTGGTTAAACATAGCTATGTTCCAATCTTGATCTCTATTAGTTTGGAAACTAAATCTAATAGCATTACCAACTCCAGCATTAGTATCCATGTATTCACCCATACCATCTATCAACTCTTGAGTCCACTTCATCTTATCTCCATTGGCATCCATCATAAACATAACGTCGGATTGATTAGCCCACCAACTGCCTTCATCTAAATAGTAACCCCTTCCATCTTGAGGGCGCATATTGTACTTTTTATTTAATTGATCTGCAGCATTTCCAGCGCTTTGAGAACCATCAGGCGCAAGCCAATCTCCTGATTCAAGTGTTGCTTCACCTTTTAAGTTAGCGTCTTCAATAGTGTTTGTTCGAGCGCTTGTAGATGTCCAAACAAACTGGTTAGGTGGATCTCCTTTATCTGCACCTTCTTTATCAGCTACTTCATAACGACTAAGTTCATTACCGTCACCATCTGTATACATACCCGTATCAGGATCAAATTTATATGACCCGTAGTTACCAGTAAAGTCTTCACCTCGATCAATATGAGCTCTCATCTGCTCAAACTTCTCAGCATGAACCCAACCAATACCAGGCATGTTAGCTCCTACGTGACCGCTTTTTTCATCACCACCTTCACCACCTCCTGTAGGTCTATCTCTAACACCAAAGTCAAATGCTTTTCTAGCTTCTGTGTCAGCATAAAATTTAGCGGCTGCTTTATGCGCAACTCTACGTTGACTGGCATCAGGATCAGTAAGAGCCTTAATCATAGCGTTAACGTTTTCTTCGTTAACAAAGTCTGCGTCGTCAATATCACCGTCACCATCGTAGTCAAACTGGCTAGCATCCATGTCGTTTAAAACTTGTATTACTTCTTTAAACTCAGGGCTACTAGTATCTTTCAGCGTGTCAACATAACTTTTTTCACTCCAACCCATTGGGTGGTTTATCATGCTTTTAAACTTATCTGGTGACTGATTAAACGTCGTTTCCATATCAGAAGATATCCTGTTATATACTTCATCAAAATTAGCTTTAGGATGCTTAGTAGCCCAATCTTGCCATCCAAAAATTACGTCATTTTGCTTTGTAATAAAATCGTAATCTTTTTTAGTACCGTTTATTTTCTTTTGTATATCGAATATAGTACCTTCTATTGTTTGTTCTTCACCAGCTTCATTAGTAAACTTATAAGAGTATACTGTTTCACCTTTTTCGTTTTTAGTTTTACTAAAGCCAGGATCTGTTTCTTCTTCAGCAGCATTTTTAGCCACTTGGTTTAGAAAATTAGTGTAGTCAGCACCTAATTGATTTGGATCGTGAAGATTATTTTGTAAAGTACTTAACACGTCTGTTTTAGCAGCGTCTACATTAGCAGCAGTTTTTATTTCTTTATTTATTTCGTACATTAAATCTTCTCTCTGCTTCTTTCCCTTTCTACCAAATGGTATCTCTTTCATGCGAGCTCTATAGTCTTCCATTTTGGCTTGCATCTCTTGGCGCTCAGTTTGACTTAGCTCCCCGTTATTGAGCTTAACTCCAAAAGCATCAATAGTATCTCGTAGCTCACTACCAGCTATATCTGCTGCTAAAGCTGCTTTTTTAAAATTAGATTCCATACTATCCAACAGATCACCACGCGCTTCTAGCATACTGTCTAGTGACTTCGTCATATCAGCTGGGCCCATAGACCTAGCAAGACTACCTGCCGATGCTACTAACGTAGAATCTGCTCCTATATTCATTCCTGTTGTTGCCATGTTGTTTTTATCATTAAGGTATTAATCCAGCCGCAGTAGTAGCCATATTCCCAAAAGCCTGTGCGTTTTGCATCTGCATCTGTATACCTGCTTGCTGCATAGCCATTTGATTTTGCATAGCTTGTTGTCTACTTGCTTGAGCGCCTGCTGCGCCTTGAAACTGCATGCCAAGTAGAGTAGCTTGCCTTTGCATTTCTGCTTCTTGTACCATTTGTTCACCTTGTCTTTGCGCTAGATCTACTCCTTGCGCACCTTTAGCTGCTGCTAATTGGTTTGCTTGCTCTTGACGAGCTATATCCGTAGATATCTGCCTAGCTTGCATAGCCCCTTGTCCAGCCATTGCTTGAGCTAAACTAGCTATACCAGTAGCGCCGGCAGCTCCTTGCATAGTCTGCATTATATTAGCTCTTTGCTGCGCTCCACGCTCTGCTTGAAATCTAGCGGCTTCCTGATTTACAGTAAGATCTTCAAACACATTCTGCATACCTGCATATGGATTTACAAACTCAAAATCTCTATAACGCTGTTTCTGTTGTTCTAGCAAGCCCATTTGCTCTTTCTGAAACTCTAGCTGATCAGCAGACTGCTGCGCTGCTAAAGCGCTAGCTTCTCTCTGAGCTCTACGCCCTTTGCCCGCGGCGTTTGCTTGCAGAAGCATGCCTCCTGCTGCTATTGCTGTTGTCCAACCCATTATTGTATTCTTTTTATTACCTCGTAAGACGGCTTTTTATCAACATGCCACCCGAGTTTATTAAACTTATTCATTAGTCCTTTATTTTTGCCTATATGTAGTATACTTTTAATACCTAAATCTATACAAAATTTTTCAGCACCAGATATTAAAAGCTCTACCGCATTGTCTCTATCATTTTCTCTATAGTCAGGATCAGATACTATAAAATCAAACCAAGCGCCTTTTGAGTTTGTTAAGTACACAAACCCTGCTACTATCGGTTTTTTATTTTTCTCTACCATAAAACCGCCTACGCCATCTTGTGGTAAAAGTTCTTTAGGTAATACTGGCCACTTCCACTTAGTCCACCAATCACATATTATCTCGTAGTCTTCTTCTGTTAAAGACCTTAATACTAATTCGTCACTCATTATATTTAATTTAACTATATTATACTAATATATAGTTACATTTTCTAGTAATTATTTACTACTTTCTGCTACACCCGTGCTAACAGCAAACAACTCTACGTAATCTGAGCTAGAGTTTTCCATTTTTAATTCAGCAAAATAACCTTTTAAACCTCCAGTATTACATTGGCTATTCTTAGCAAAAAGTAAGAAAGCATTATTTGGAATAAAAGGATTACCGCTAATACGCACAGAGCTAGCATTAATTTCTGTTATAGCGCTTAGCTGTACAGGTGACCCGCTGCCTACGACGTAGTACGCAATATCTCCAACTTGCAAAGATGCGTTAGTAACTGGGGCGTTTAAATGTATTATCATGATGCTGCTCCTGGTGTTATAAAGTTATCTAAAAGTAGACTTATAGTTCTGCTAACGCTTCCAGCGTTTGTTATTTCAAAACCTATGGTTAATTCTATTTCTTGTTGAAACGTATCAAATGTAGCAGAAAGTCCTACACCTGCGTTGTCTTCACTGCTTAAGTCTTGAGCTGAAGACATTTCAATAGTTCCAGCGCTTGCAGCACCACCGGCATTAGCAGAAACAGATGAAACTGTTATTCCACTAGCTATACCAGCAAGCGATATGTTTGCAGTTTTTCCAATACCATAAGTTCCGGTTAGATGTAATGTAGCGTCACTACCAGTAGTAGCTCCACCGGCTGTAACCGCGTGTGTTACAAGACCTGTCTTTACATCAGCTTTTTTTGCTGTCGCTGTTACTAAAATTCCATTAATACCAAGCCCTATAGCATCATATATGCTTTTAGCACCTATAGCATGGAACGTTAACGTAGCGCCATCGCTATTTAAAGTTTGCGCAGCGCTAAGTGTTATCCTTTTCTTTTCAACACCACTAATTAAAACGTTAGGCTCTACTTTTGTAATAAACGGTATGCCAGATAAATTAGGACCGCTTACTAAAACCATGCCAGCCGCTATATCAGTTGTAGAGTCTACAAGAAGTGTAGTACTTGAGCTAGTAGTTCCGTCTAGCGTTGTAGTCTTTATAAACACAAGATCAGTTGCTAAGTCTGGCGCTCTTTCTACTTTTAAACCATTGCTTCCAGTTTGTGTTGTAGCATTTACTAAGGTAGCTGTACTTTTAACAGTAGTATTGCTAGCTTTAGTAGGAGAAATAGTTGTTGCTACGTTTGCCGAAGGAGGTGATGTAGTATAATTACTAGTGTTAGCAGTGTTGTACTCTAGTGTTACCACTACATCAACTACTTGAGTAAGACTTTTATTTATAGCTTTTCTATTTCCAGATATAACTGTATTTGTTGATGCGTCAGCAATTAATATAACGTTATATGTAGTGCTACTTACAACTGAAGGAAATGTAATTCTTTTTTGAAATACACTTCCACCAATAGTACCTTTTAAATTACATCTTGGAATATGACCGTTAACAAACGTGTTATTTACAAAATCGTAAAACTTACCAGCGCTGTCTACTATTTGCAATACAAAAGAGGCCCCAGACTCTCCTTCAATAGATACAGTTCTACTTTGCCCTGACTCCGGTAAATTTGATATTGGTATATTTAAATTTCGTAACTGCATATTAATCTTCTGTAGTATGTGATATAAAACCTAATCCTTGAACATTCAATCTAGACGTGTCAAAGCTACCAGGTGTTCCTTTTATATAATTAAACCACTTGTTTTCTTTTTTCACAAACTCGTTAACCGCACCTTGATCTAAATCCGTATTAATATAAGATAATACCCAGTCTTCAGAACCTTCGTAATTAACCGTATCAAAGCTTTTAATTATAGAAGGTGATTGATTGATAATAGTTGTTATGCTAGAATCATAATGTATTCCATAGAAGTTGTTTCTAACATCATTAGTATCATGCTGCCAAAGTTGTCCATGCTGGAAAGTAAAGTATTGACTTGATAAACTTAAACCATTTTCTGGTACAAAAGATTTAAAGCTTACCCAACCTTTAACACTTTCTTTATAGCTAACAGTAGTTACCGCAGCGCCAAATTCTTCGTCAGTTATAACACGTCTAAGTTTAAGGTTATCTATAGTAGCTATCAAGGGGTTACTTCCTGAGGCTTCTATTATAAAAGTATTAGAATAACCTAATGGCGTACCCGATCCTTCACTTACGTAAAATAAATGGTTAACATCTCCCTGATCTAGGAAACTAAATACATTTTCAAATGCTACTAAACCTGCTTCATTAATATACGAAACTTTTACCGTACCACTATTAGCAAGCGATATGGTAGTATACGCAAGATCAAAAGATAGTTCAAAACTTTGCCCTACTGGCAACTCACCTATCTGTTGGTATATTCTATGACCTGTAGACGCGGCATTAAAACTTATTTGCCCTTGATACCAAGAAATAAAGTTTTCAACCTCTTGATCAAAACCTTCTATAATCCAAGATCCTACACTTCCAGCGCTGAAGTAGTTGGTCATGTCTTTTAAAGATACACTTTTTACGCTACCTATAAACTGATTATCAGCTGTGAATTTAATTTCTGCAGGTCCACCATCAAAGTTTATAGGACTGTGAAAATGGAAATTGGTTCCTGAATCAGGCATTACAACTGGATTGTAGAATTCATGATCACCAATATTGATTTTTATCTTCGCGTTTTCGTTAGAATTAAAACTACCAGATATAGCGTCATTGCCGTATTCTACAACTAATTCGTAATGATCATTTACTTCAGGTAAATCTGGTAGGTGCTGCGTAAAACTTCTTTCGTTTGCGAACGTCGAAGCAATCACGTTTTGAAAACTAGAATTGAAGTTCATCTGTCCGTTTTGGTAATAAACGCTAGGGTGTGATTGAGGTATAGTCGTTGTCCCAGGAATAGCAGCTCGTTGTATTTGATACAAGTTTGGGTTTATATCCCAGTTGTCTGCAAAACCACCTGTAGACTCAACGCTCACATCAGTAAATCTTATACTTTCCATCAATGAAGGTGATGCTCCTACTCCTGGTATAAATATGCCTGGATAGCTAAACGTGCTTAAGCTTATTTTTTCTACTAAACCGTATTGATTCTGTGCGTATATTTTAAATAAAGCCGTCAACTTATTATCTATAAGTTCTAGTGTTAATTTATCACCGTCAACACTTCCTATTTGAAGACCATCAGTATTAGCAGTAAAAAGTTCCTGAGGTTGATTACTTGAATCAAGAAGCTGTATAAAAGGTAGTTCAAAATCTCCAATAGTGCTAAAATCTATCTCATCTGGAAGCTCTATTTCTAATAAATACCACGTTTGATTTGCTAAAGGTAATTTAGTTTCATCTAAATTTATTATTAACGGTACAAGTCCTGTAGCGAAAGTTGTTAGTCTAGCAGACAACGCGTGGGTGTGTTGAGTATAATTTTCGTTTGCAACCTCAACGCCAGTGTACTCGTTATAAGACGTAACTCCATTACTTTGCCCACTCAGGTATGTTTGCTCGTTACCATCTCCATCAAGATAAGATATTTCTTCAGCTAAGTTCTGAAACCCGAAAGTTGAAAATATACTACTATAATCAATACCATGTATTTGCTGATAACCTTCTACAGTAGTTGGAAATATAACCTCAGCCCAAGCAGGTATTGGTTCTAGCGGTATAGGATCTGTTTGACCAATCACTACATCTTGTGTAGTACTAGAGTCTTGATTTATAAGCCTTCTTAGCTTTTCAAATTTAAATCCTGTAATAACAGTTTCTCCTAGATCTTCTAATTCGTCTGCACTAGCACTTGCTTTATTATTCCAAACTTCTATTCTAAACTTTAAGTTTTGAACGGCTACCTCACCAACATTAGTGCCTTCAACGTTATCAGGATAACCACCCTCTGCTGACGGATCATAATCAGTGGCAAACTTCCAGCAAAAAACCATTTCTCCGTCTACATCATGAACGCCTTCTTCGCCGTTCGTGTTTGTTGTGTATTCGCTTATAGAGTGCGGGTATGTAAGACTACCGGAAGTTGTTGTTTGTGGGTTTGGATCTTCATTTGAAGGACCAGACGCAGCTGGCGATATAAGGTATTCGTTTTCCTCGTCTATATAGTGGCCATCTCCGGAGTTCACCTCATCAGGAAGTTCAAACAAGGCACTATCAACTGGAGTGCTGTCACTTCCATCTAAAAGTATAAGTTTTATAAAATTAGTTCTCGACTCGAAGCTTCCGTAGTTATTAGCTCTGTAGTTTACCGTTACTCTTATCTGCTCACCCTTAAAACACGTATTTACCTCTGTACCGGCCGGCAAGTCTTCTGATACGTAAAGGTCGCTTCCTTGAGTAAACCCTGCTTCAGGAAATACAATAGCTCCAAACAAAGCTGCCATGCTTGGATTAGGAGTTCCATCAATTAAACTAGGACCACCCCACGGCGAGCCTCTAAAAGTCATACCCGGGTTTATTGCTTCGTAATTATTAGTTTCACTAGCGTTAAAAAAGTTTCCAACTTCACCACTACCAGTTCCAAAATTACCGGCATAAGGCACCTCGCCTGTAGATACAAATACTACAGAAGGAGCCATCCACTCACCGTAGTCGTCACTACCGTTAATACCAGTGTCTGTACCGTCGCCAATAGGTAAATCAAAATTTTCGCCATTATAACCGTTGTATTCTTGGATATTTCCCTCTAATGGTTGATCCTGGTGCCAAGTAGTATTGTTAAATCTTTTTATAGTATATTTAGCGAAGTCTCCAACACCGTTATCTCCAAAAGGATTCTGTGAAGTTAAATGATTTGTGTCAAATAACATTAACTCTAGTCCATTTGGATGAACTATGAATTGATCAGGATTAAAGGTTGTCTGTGGCTCCGTAATGTCTACCGATGGAACTAAAACATCTATAGCCGGATGATTCCTTATAGTAACATCTACGAATAAATCTGGGTTTATTGTTTTATTTCTTTCAACTAAATCTAAGTCTTCAAGTTGTACAACTCCAGAAAAATCTACTCCCTGAGTAAAAGTACCATCGTCTATATATTCTGTATTGTTAAGAGATTCAACTGCAGCAACTCCCTCGGAGAAATCATCGTTTAAAACATTCTCAATGATTGGTTCTTTTTTAATTGTAAGATTATACTGTTGGTTAAATCTATCGTAACTACCTATAAAATTAGCTTCGTCAACTAGATTATCTCTAAAATAATCTCGCATACCAGACTCTGATATAGGTGTTAAGCCGTCCATAGATAGTCTTAATACAGCTCCTCGCTGCTTGTCTGTAAAGTACGCTCTAAACGTGTCGCTAGCAAAAGATTCTGGATGTGTAGATATACCGTAGTCTCCAACAAAAGGTATTGATTGACCCAATACGTTTGGAGTTGCAACTAACTGAGGATTACCGTCAGCATTAAATACAGCGTCTTTATTTGCTAGTATTTTTATAATTCTATCTTCACACAGAGCTACTAAGTCTGTATTTCTAGTAAATAACTTTTGAATACTACCATACGTTGGGTTTATATCTTTAGTTATTTTTTCAGCTGCAATGAATTGATTTAAATTGTTTACGTTAGAATTAGAGTTATATATACCAGAATATATCAAACCGTTTGTTCTATGCTCTTCTATAAACGGCTCTTCAAGAACTGCTGATACTCTAGCTCCACTAGATAAACGCATTTTATTGTAACCATCTCTTATTCTGTCTGACTCAATACCATCACCAAAGCTAAAGCAATTAAACCAGCTTAAACCAACAGGAAAATCCGGACGCACATCTTCTTCTATTTCAAAAACGTCTTGACCTTCTTGACCAATAATTACAGCTTCTACATAGCTATCATCTTGTCTGCAAAACTGAAAAGTAGATCCTATATAGTTATCGCCTTCTGGCACTTCGATATTAGTTTTAAACTTAGTAGCTGATGTCCACTCAGAAATATATACTGAGTCGTCGCTATTTATGCCTTTAATTTGAGATCCAACAGGTGCAAAAAGCTCGTTAGTGGCTGAAGTTATTTTTGTAGGTATATTATTACTAGCTTCGTAGTATACGTTTAAGTCAGTTAACTGTTGTGGCTCAGTTTCCCATATAGTAGGAGAGCTAAATATGCTATCTATTGAACTAGGTGCTAATGTTGTTATGAATTCTATATCAGTAGAGTCAGTAGCATCTATGTCGTTTGTGCCAAAACGAGGATCGTAGTGAAGCTGAAAATCTTTATCTACTTCAACTATAAATGTTGTTCTTCTATTACTTGCGCTACCAAAGTCAGTTATTCTATCGGCTAGTGCTGTAGCAGCGGTTGAATAACCCTCATCACCGCTGTTATTAGACGGTGTTAAATTAGCGTCCGTAAAATCAGCCCAAGCACTAGCAGCTTCCTCTACGCTATTACCCGCGAGTTCATACGCACTCCCGTCTGCATTAGGTAGCCATATAGCACGCCAAGACGTATGGTTATATACATGCAGCTCAGAGCATTTGACTATAGTGTAAACTGTGTTATCAGTGTCTCCTTTAAACTTAAACTTCTGACCAGGAGTTTTGAGTCTATTAACAAACTCTTCTATTTCAGCGGGGTTGCTACTACCATACGCTGGATTCCACTGTTGTTGGTGTTTAGTTTGATAATCCAAGTCATACCCTTGACCAACGCCGGGGCCAGCAGCTGCGTTCAAACTAGCCGTAGGTGGAAGACCTCCAAACGAACTAGAATTAGGTGCGTAATTTCCTTCAAATTCCACCACGTTACCCTCATGATCAGGTAGTTCTCCAAATGAATCAAAGTCATATTCAACCGAGCTAGATTGAGCAGGAATCTTATGGAACGCACCTCCACCCCATATACCTTGAAGCTTAGAAGCTATACTATCTCTACCTCTAATTGTTACACCAACTAAATCATCACTTGTTAGAGGGTCAATAAGATCTTCTCCTGGCGCTAAAAACGATATATGTATAAATTGACGCCCTGGCGTATCTCCGTAGAAAGAACTAGGATATCCGTAACTGGTAAGGCTATCAGCGTATATACTACCAACTCTAAATTCTCGTGAAGCTGTATCTACTGTTGTAAGTGTTCCTGGTGTGAAGACGTGATCGCTCGTAGACGTAACTATTCCCTCAAAACTATTGTATATTCTTGAAGCGTAAACACCTGTATCGAAGTTAGTGCTACCAACACCAACCTTAGCTAGAGGAGCCCAGGATTTAAAAGATAATTCTCGATTAGTAAACTGCTCAAAGCTATATAAAAACCCATTCCACTTCCATCCATATAAATCATCACCATCTTCAAAGCCTGGATTAAGTTCTTCAAATGTAGTGCCAGGTAGTTCTCCGAATACATCTTCGTATTCAGAAGCCGACATAAATAATGGACCCCACTCAAAAGGTTGATGAACTAGTTTTGAGTTATAAGACGCTTTTCCAGCTTCTTTAGCATAAGACTCACTGCGAACGTTAGTCGCCACAAAATTCATATCGTCTATAAAAAACGCATCTCCAATATGACTTTTTATACTACTCCACTCAAGTGCAGTATTAGCAAAACCATCAACGTTCATGTTAGGCGAATTAGCTACAGTAACAGCTCCTTCTAATGTGTTTGATATAGAGCTACTCGCGGAGTTTATTATTCCCTCAGATGGATTACCAGTTGTTGTATGTTGGCCAAACAACCAATATGATTCAGCACTAGAAACTGGGTATACATCGTCACTTTGATCATTACCAGTTAAATAATCATTATGTTTTATTTTAACAAAAAACTTGCCACTAAAATCTTCTTCTCCTCTAGTCTCTCTTCTTTCGCATCTAAATATTAATCCAGGATCTAATTTAAACTCTGAAGCAGATATAGTATCGTTAAAAGCTGCCAGCTTAGCGTCTTTTTCAGATATTTTAGTACTTAGTTTTAAAACGTAATCATTGTTATTAGAGCTTACATCGATACTAGTTACTTTGTATCTATTAGAGAAAATGTTACCAACATTCCAAGATATATATACGTCTTTATCATATTTATTATCTGGATCAGTAAGTCTTGATCCATCAACATTACTGCTAACCCAACCATTCGCGCTCATGTGAATAGTGTCAACTTGCTGATCTATTCTTTTACCACCTTTACCCGCAACATCCGGCCCAGGAAATAAACTATTCGAGCCAAAATCACCGGAACCACTACATAGTATATTTGAAGCTGATGAGTTTTCAACCGAACCTAAACTAAAGAAAACATACTTTACGGCATCTGGAGCTTCATTGCTTATATCTAATATTTTATATTTATTTTCAAATGGAATTTGAGCATTATTACTATCGTATATTTTTTTAGCAATAATATAATCATCTTCTACAATCTTATTTCTGTCTGACGAAGGAAAAGAAATGTAAATGTGATCGTCTTTGTTTACAAACTCGTTATGCGTAAATGGAAAGTATGATCTATCCATCAATAAGTTATAGTACTCGTCAGACGAAGACTTTACGTAAAACTTATAATAATCTACCCACTCAGGAAAACTTCCATAAAGACGAGTCTTTAACATAGTAGATGCACTAGCATTGTAAGACTCATTGCTATACCAAGGAACATCGACGCCACCTTGCCTTGATGTAAATACTGGTGTTTCTCTACCGTATTTATCACCTAGTACATAACCTAATTGATACTTTCTTTGAGATTTTAAAGATTTTAAACCACCTGAAAAAAAGTCTTGAGACGTTCGGTTTATTTTATAAGCATCAATCGTAGGTATGCTGTCTGTAAAACTATAACCTTGCTTGTAATTAGCATAAACCAATCTATTGCCTACTATCTCTTGACCTAGTGCGGATTTTGGCACAACATCAAAAGGTCTTAAAAGTTGATTTTCTGGAAGTACCGCGTGAATGTTTTCAGATGTTACCTCATATTTACCTTTATATGAAGACTCAGCGCCATCAACATTAAATTGTCCAGAGCCTGCGTGGTTTGCTTCAGCGCTATTTATCTTTATATTTTCAATAGAATATATAGCCGTAGAATCTTCTTGCTTGTAAAGAATATCTACTTGAACTACATCTGCTGGCATGTCAGGTGATATAAAGTCGTAAAGCTCCACTGACTTTATAAGATTAACCATAGACTTATTATATGGCTCGTCTGTACTATACGCGTTAACTGAGTTTATAAGATCATTGTGCTCTGGATTAAAAACAACATCTGTAAAAGGTCCAAACGCAGAATACTGTCCATCAGCGTATTTGTACCTAGTACAAAAGCGTAAAAACACTTTTTCAAAAATAGCTGAACCAGCTTCTCCTTTAGCGGAAATCAACTTAACTGTAGGAGCTGAAGTCGGTTTCTTTTTAATGACAGTAATATGATCTTTATGTAAAATCGTATCTGTTAACTCCCCGTTTACGTGTAAGCGCGGAACAAATGCATACGTGCCACCTGGAGCACTTACGCCTTGATATAAAGCTGTGTAACCGTCATGATAAGATCTAGATATATTTATTTTTTTAGGCTCATCATCTCCATCAGACCAAAATAAAAAGTCATCAACAATATTTATACCAGTTATTTGCTTTCCTGTAAAATTCAATATTCTACTATAATCGTAGTTTTCACCATAAAAAGGCGTATAGAGTGGACTATTTTCAGCAATAAACTCGGCACTACTATAGGCGTCAGCTAAAATTATTTGAGATATATCCTGTACTTTATCATATTCTAATATAGCGTCAATTTTAACTACAGGGTTATGAACAAACCAATATAACTTATTGGTTCTTTCGTTAGCAATGCTACCAACACACGTGTAACTTTGGCCTCCTAAAAGCGCGTCTACTCTAGTATTACCTAGTAAGTTACGCGCAGTCCCAGCACCACCTTCGTCAGATGTAGTAACATTTACATTAACAGCATCTCTATAATTTCCACTCGGTATTAACCTTTCATCAAGGTCTTTATTCATAGTACCTCGAGTAAAAGCGCTTTTAATTTCAGGCATGAATTAGTGTTTTATTTGTTTAGATTGACCTCTAAGAACTTGAGTTAATTCTTCTAGCTTGATATTTGATAATCTTAACTTGGCTTTTCTAACAGCTGCAAACTTTTCTCTTTTGTGAAATGCTAGTCTACTTCCACCAATATTTGATCGCGTAGATATAACGTCGTACAATATATGCTTGTACATTGCATCTTCAGCAAACTTATGCACGTGCATTTCATCGTCGGTGCCAAGGCTATCGCTTATATAATCTAGTATTACATTTAATCCGCTAACATTAGAAGAAAAATGTATTTTACCTAATCTATCATCTATATAAAAAGAACCATTTATCTGAGCATGAGATGGTTCAATACCGTATCTTTCGTTTGGATTTAACCAGTGGTGCTCATATCTGTAGTCATCGATAGCAACTTCAGCAGGCTCGTTTGCTTTAAAATTATTCCACGTTGAAGAGCTCATACCATCAGCTGAGGCGTGCTGCAATGAACTTCCTGTTTGCGCATTAACTACTGATAAGTTGTCTATAGTATTTGTTAAAATGCTTTGACTAGTGCTTGTAAATGGAGCGTTAGATGTAATTAACACATATATAGACTGATAGGCTGATACGTTTATATTTAAAGCCTCTTGCGTGCTAGATACTCCTTCCCAAGTAAGTAAAGCACCGGGTATATTAAATATATCAGCTGACGCATTAAGTGACGCTGGTATATCGTTGCCTAAACTATCGCTAAGATTGTTTGGGTGCGTGTATGTATCGCCTTGGTTTGTGCTTAAACCAAATCTAAGTACTCCACCAGGAGCAGTTGATGCAGCTACTCCATCTGCTGAAATATTTACATAATCTACTTGAGATACATCTATCTCTTGCCAAACAGCTAAAGCACTACCAAAAGGAATACCACCAGGAGAATTTTGAGGTTTATGGCTGAAATTTAAAACGCCACCACTAGCTTTGATTTGGCCTGGAGACTGTTGATAATTCTGTATACCTTGAGAAAAATCTGCATTTTGAACTACAGTATCACCTTCTGGAAAGTCATACTCACCAGTTTCTTTTTGCTTAATCTCAAACGGATTTGATGTTAGCTTTGTAGGATATAAAACTCTTTTAATACCTGTGCTATCAACTCTTGATATTTTCGTATAGTTTACGTAGTCGTGAGGCAAAACCATTGTTAAGCTAGGCGGCACAAGAATTTGTTGAGACTTAATCGATTTAAACGTGTCAAAAGATAACTCAGCCAAAGCTCGCTTAGCATGAAAAGCTATGTCAGCTCTTTTAGCTTTAGGTATAAGCTTATCTTCGCCAACATACATAATCTGAAATTGATTGATAATATCGTTTAAAGATACAAACTGATAGTTACCAAAATCATTACCTTGATAATACTGTTTCTGTGTAGTTCCGTCTAATAAACCCATTTGTTATGATTTTTCTTGTTGTGTATAAGCAACCTCTTTACCGCTAGCCGCCTGAACTAACATTTGATCTTTCATAGATACACCTGCAAATTGTAATATTTTAACTACTAAGTTTTTTTCTTCAGAAGGGTGTAATTCAAAGTCTCGCCATCCAGCGCTCGTATCTGGGTTAAATAACGCATCACCATTTACAACTACATATGTCCAATTAGGTGAATTTGGTCTTTTTATGTAATCTATATGCGTGCTAGTGTAGCCACCCACTGGAGAGCGATAAATAGTATTACCTGATCTATAAAATATAGGTCTATTTATTCCAGGCGCCATAAGAGATGACATATGATACGCATCATATTCTCTTTTACTAACTTCTTCAGCAGCATAAAAAATACCTGTAGCGGCTTCTTTGTATCTTACCGCTTCTAGCTTATAAACATTATCACTAAGTCCACCTGAGCTTGAGTATCCTTGATTAGCTACTCTAAAAATAGATATCTTTTCCTCAATCATCTCTCGAGGATCTGAAGTTACGGTTTTATTACCAGGAATTCTTAGGAATAATTTGAGGTCATGAAAGTATTGCTCAAATATTTCGTTTTGAGCCTGGTTGGCAAATAAGTTAAACTCCTGTGGAGTTATATAACCTCTTTGTTCTTTGTTAGCTATTGCTAATACTGTTTGATATACTCTATCTACACTTATTGCCATAATTCGTTATTTATAGTTAGTGACCACCCCGAAGGGTGGCCGCCCAACTAAGTGATTATTAGTTTAATCGTTTTTCAACGTTAGCATATATTTCCATACCTTCATCAGTTTTAAACCAATGAGCTAACGCGGTATATGGATGCTCTTCAAATGGTACAGTGAAAAGCTTTCTATCTGTAGAAGCCCAAGAGAAATGTCTTTGATCTCCTGATAGTTTCAATATTCCAGCTTCTGTAGCTTTAATACCAAAGTTTCTAAGCATAACATTATCATCGTCTACAAGCTCTAAAAACAAACCAGGGTTTCTTTTAGCGAATAATAGAAGATCTCTTTTAAGTTCTTTAGAACTCATGCTGTTTACTTCAGAACCTATTTCTACACGCATAACAGCTTCAGCAACTTCTATGTCAAGATCTCTTGCCGCCATTAACGCATCAACTTGTAGCTCTAAAATATCCACTTCATTTGCAGCTACTACTTCTGGCTTGTGCTCTATAAATAAAGGCCCGTTTAACGGGTGATATAAAGACAAAAGCTTCTGTAATACTGTTTTATTTTTAGGCACAAATAAAGCTCCATTTTTAAATATAATATGCTCTAGTCTTTGCTCACCTTTCATTTCATCAACAAAGCAAGTTCTTTGATTAGAACAGTATTTAAGTTCTCTTTCGTAACCTTTTTCTTCGTCAAACCAATAGATATTACTTCCTTTAATTAAGTAAGTTAATGGAGATCTATTCTTAGTAAGATAGTACATTCTATCTTTTATCTCCCAGCTATCTTCTGGTTTTGATTTTTTGTTTACAACGTTTTTTGGTTTAGGAGCCGGAGCCTCTTGCACTTCAACGTTTTCTACTTGAGGTTCTTCAATAACCTCTTCTTTTTTCTTTTTAGCCATAATATAATAAAATAAAAAAATTAATATAAAACTACCCCACCCGAAGGTGAGGTAGTTTCAACACATATATACTCTTAGTTAATTAGCATGAAGTTGTTCGCACCTTGAGTGATTAAACATCTCTCAGTTAGGTAGTGAACCTCCATTACGTCTTTACCAGAAGTAGCTGCACCTCCAACAGAACCAGTGATCCAAGTCTTCATCTTACGAGACTCAGTAGCTGATTGTCTGTAACGTACGTGTAAGAACGGACGCTTAAGGTTACGGCCTAACATTTCGTCGTATACTGAAGATACTCCAGCAGGAACAACAACACCGCGGATATTATTAACTGTATCGTTAAGAGCCCCACGAGTACCTTTGTCATTTAGGTATTTGAAGTCTGACTTGTAGAAGTCATATGAACCACGGCGGAAACCAGAGAAACCTAGGTTTAGAGCCATGTCTTCAGAATTATCAAATACACCGTAAGAAGTACCACCAGCTCCGTATGAGTTCATGCTAGAAAGCATATCGTCAATAGCTAAGCTAGTTGAACGATCTAAGAAAAGCATATTCTCTTCAATTGCTCCTTGACCATCAAATGTTGCTAAAATAGCATCAAACTCAGCTAAGTCAGTAGCAGCATTAACACCGCTGATACCTGAAGTTTGGTGACCACGAACAGTGATAGCTTGGAATAAACCTTGCGTACCGTCGCTTGTAGAAGCATCAGTACCACCAATAGCGCCAGCGGCGTCATCTGCAGTTTCAGCTTCAAGCATAGCCATTTCTAAGTAGTCTGCGAAACGAGCACGAGTATCACCTTCAGCCTTTAAGTACCAAAGATAACCGTTCTGTCCTTCTTCACCTGCAACTTCTACCCAACCAATTGAAGTAGTATCTGAACCAGATACTTCGTAGTAATCCTTCATGATTAAGTGCTTGTTAGAGTGGCTAACAAACTTAGGCGCGTTAGCAGAAGAACGTCCGTCTGTTCCTTTTTCAAACTCAGAACCAATAACCAATACTCTTACTAATTCAGATGTTGTAGCTGTAGAACCTAAAGCAGTTGCCATATTAGCAGCGCCATAAGCGATTACAGTAAACTCAGCAGCATTATCTGTATCTTCGTTAATTGCAGAAACGTAACCTTTAGCTGTAGCATTTGCAACAGACATAATTACCATATCACCTACACGAAGACCATGGTTAACACCAATAGCGTTTCCGTCAACATCTTTTTCGATTTCATATGTATCGTTAGAATCCTTGTACTTTGCTGTATAAGCTAAGTGTAGACGACCCTGCTCCGACCAAATAACACGGTCAGCAGCTGAAGGCTCTTCTGCACCAATTTGTGCTAGGAATCCTGCGATTGTTCTTTTACCATAGATCTCTGCTTCTTTTTCCATAAGATCTGGTAAGTATTGTTGCGCCCAACCTTCTGTGTCTGAAGACGTAAAGTCTACATAGTTAGACGACAACGTTTGTTTACGTGGAGACGCATCAATTGGAGAAGCGCCACCGTTAAAACTTGTAATTGCCATTTTTTCTTAAATTATTTGTTTTTCATTTTAAATTTAAAAGAGGCTGAATCATCACCTAATACTTTAAAAGTAGGGCCGCTAGCCTTAGCGTCTTGATGTGAACTTCTAGGGTCCATATCAATATTCTTAGACTCTTTCATGCTTTGTTTTAAAGCATCAGCCCTGCCTTGCTCATAAAAATGTCGAGCTACAGCATCAGGGTTCATAGCTGTGTATAGAGCTTTATGGTATCCTTCAGCATCAGAAAGTTGTTGATTTTCGTCGACAAACTTTGCCGTGAAATTATTGATATTACTTTGCTTTGCTTTAATACCTTCTACGTCATTGATATTGAAACGATACTTCTTATCACCAACGTTATATTCAAAACCTTTGAACTTGTCGTTGAAAAGATTATTCGTCCTTTTTTCAAAAACATTAGTACTGCGCTCTACAGCTTTTTTAGTCTGTTCAGACTCTTTATTGTATCTGTTGAAAAAATCAATTGCTTTCTGTTGCTCATTTGTAAGCTTACTTCCAGCTTTAATTTCTTCATAATATTTAGACTTTTGCCCGTCTAAGTAGGCTTTAGCCTCGGCAACTTGCTCTTTATAGGCTAATTTTTTTCTTTTAATATCTCGTTCCTCATCCATATCCTCGTCGTATGAAAAATTATCTTCAATAAGAAAATCTATTTCATCAGAAGCTAGATGCGGTTTGCTTGTTTCGTAATATTCTCTAAGTGCTTGTTGATCACTTAGCTTGCTTGTGTCTCTATTTAACTTCACGTAATCTTCAAGATCACCGCCAGTTTCATCCATAAAATCAACTAGCTTTTGAATATTCTCTGGTAGAGGTTGCCCAGTTTCTTCAGACTCATCAAGAGCCTCCATAACCTCTTCTTTGGTTACGACTTGCTCTTCTGTATTTTCCTCATTGGTAACTTCCTCAAGGGTTGGTACCTCTTCATTAATGTTCTCTTCTTGTGCAACTTCTTCAGTAGCTTCTTCGGTATTATTTTCAGAGTCATTTACTTGTTCCGTTGGCTGACTTAAATCTAGTTTAAAAACGTTGGGATCGTCCTTGCTTTCAAACTTATCTAAGTCAAGCTCTGGAGCCTGTTCTTCAACAGTCTCTTCTTGAGATTTTTCGTTTTCGACCTCGTTGATTACCTCTTCAAGATCTGTTTGATTGTTTTCCATAATATAAAATATAAAATTGTTTTAATTTATCGCGGTGTAAAAGACTCTAAATCAAAGTTACCTCCAATAGTATCATTACCTGCAGACTCAAAGTTTTTAGGTGGTTTACCCGTTTTTCTTTGCTCTATCATTTCACTTTGTTGAGAAGCCTGTATTTTGGTTCTTTTATCTTTACGATCTTCTTTTTCTTTTTCTCTATCTCGTAGTCCTTGAACTTCAGCGCCTTTAAGCTGCATGTTGAATTGGAACTCTAACATCATAAGTTCTTTTTTAGCCGCTATTTCAGCTTGCATTTTTTGAGCGTCTAATTGAGATTCTGCTTGAAGCAGTTGTATCTTACTCTGTGTAATAGCTTGCTGCTTTTGCATTTCTGTTTGAGCTGCAGCTTGAGCAGCTTGCGCGTTAGACTGACTTTGAGCTTGTATATTCTGCTGTTGTAGCTGTTGATCTTTTTCTTGCTTTTTCTTGCGTCTAAGCTTGAGAAGTTGATTAGCTAGCTTAAGATTTTTTATATCTCTAATATCTATAGCATCTTCTAAGTCTATACTTTTTTGTTGTATAGACATTTGTATATTATTCTCTAGCATTTGTTTTTCTTCTTCATCAGGAGCCAGATCAATAAATATACCAAAGTCATGAAGATGTAGCTTTGATACTTTTTCTAGCTTAGCTACGTTTCTATGACCTATAGCTTGTATAAATGCTTTTTTAGCTGGAGAGTACTCAATAACATCTGATATACGAAGTGATAATTTTTCGGCTGTTTCAGCTGTTAATAATAAACCAGCTTGCAATATATGTCTAGTTGCAGTGTTAGAGTTTGCTGCTGCTATCTTTTGTATACCAACTAATGCGTTTTTATCTGGAGTACTACCATCTCTAGCCTCGTTCAAACCTGTTACATCACGTATCATTTGAAGATAGTAATTATAAGTTTGTATTAAAGACTGTAGCTTAGCACCTTTACCGCTAGAGTTTATTTCTTGAATAGGTACTTTACCAGGATTCATATCACCTTCAGAAGTAAAACTTCTACCAATAATACTACCAGTTTGGAAGAACATATTTAATGCCTCTTGAGGGCTATAGTTAGTTCCATTACCTAGATCTATTTCAGCAAGTCCGTCTGCGTCAAGATAAACACCATCTGGCACCATCTTTGACATTACTTGCTGAAGCTTTAAATGCGTAAGCTGAATCATATCAGCAAATCCGGTAATCCTGCTAACTAAAGATTCAATGCGTCCTTCATACATACGTGGCGCTACAATACTGTAGTTCATTTTTACTTTGTTAAAGTCGCTCTTAGGCCTTAACATATTCTTAGCTAAATCCCAGTGCAATAACATATTAGAGCCAAGAACCATGACGCCTTCGTATAGTACTTCTATTTTCTTAGACTCTCTAATAAAATCACCAGCCATATCTGCAGGTGGGTTAAATCTGTCTGTTTTGCGAATAGCTCTTTGACCTCCAGTGCCTGTAGTCTTAATCTTGTAAACCTCGTTGTTATAAGTTTTGTAGTTGAAGTATAAAACCTCGACAATATTTCTATCTCTGCTTGCTGCTCTGTTTCTTCCGTGCCTGTAGTTATTTGCCTTACTATTTTTCTCTAATATTTGGTTAATATCAGATTGCTCTAAATCAGGAAACTCTTTTACAAGCTCATTGATAGGTATTGCTTTAACTTCACCTACATAATATATATCGTCAAAATATGGCGAGTTAGACCTAGAGTATATTAAATTAGCTGGATCTACATAATCAACTACAACACCTTCAGACTTATTAAAACAAGTTTTAACAGCACCAATACCTAATACAGTTAAATCATAGAAAAATCTTTTCTTAATAAGCTCGTAATTACTACCTTCTAAAAGCATTTTAATAGCTTGCTCTTCAGCGATCTCAATAGCTTGCTTGTATTGTAACTGCATATGAAGTTGCAGCTCTTCATCTGTTTCAGGCAATGGATCCATATTACTTTCCTTAGTATCCATATTTAACTGCTGCTGCATAACAGCGTCGAAACCTTGCATTTTCATATCACCTTCAACCGCTTCAATAAACTCAGTTCTTTCTTTAGCTCCTTGTGCGTCTATAGAAAAAGCTTTTATATCATATGTTCTTTCGGCTATACCATTTACTACAATATCAACAAATTTAGGAATAATAGGGACAGGTGTCCAATCTAAATTAAGATAGGATAAATCGCCATTAATAGACAACTCATCCTTATATTTTTGTATAGACTGCTCTCCTCTTGCGTATAGTCTTAGCTTATGATAGTTATTTATAGAGTTAGTATATCTATTAGCGTTGTTTTCTTGAGTAAACCACTCTGTATAGATAGCCTCTGCAACTTTAGCGCCGTATTCAAAAGAGCTTTTCTCTTCGTCGCTAACGTTTTGTTTTGGAAAATTTACATATACTGACTCAGCCATGCCTATTTAATTATTTGAGAGTTAACTCCCGTATTGTTGTATCGAGATATATTAAGGTTTAAAGATTGTCGTTCAACTTTAGCGTTTGGTGCGTATAGATGTCTATTGCAAGCCATAATAGCTAAACCAGAGCTTATTGACGCATCGAACTTTGTTCTTTTGTTAATATCAAATTTAGCCCAATCGTTTAGTAAGTCATTAAAATATACAGTGCCGTAGTTACCATTACCTAAATGTCCAACGTGATCATTAATATACATTTCAATAGCTGCAGCGTGGGCCTGCTTAATATCTTCACTAGAGTTTGGTATGCCACCAACCTCTTTTTCTGCGGTTGATAGTTTGTTCCATGACTTGTCTGGTCTGTTCATGCTATAACCTCTGTATCCTCTACGTCGTAAATAATACAATAGACGAGGTTTATTGTTCTCTGCAAGCAAAGGCATTCCGTAAAATACTAACGCCATTAGAACGTCCTCAAAGAACATCTCTGCGGTTTGTGGTCTTGCTATATACTCTAAGAAAAACGAACTCGGTGGCGCGTCTTCCATAGAAAATTTTGTTAGTCCGTGTAAAGCGCCTTTCGAACCGCGGCCATCAACAGTACCACTAATGTCATAGCTGTCGCAACCAAAGGCCCCAACATGCTCGTTAGCGGGGTATTTGATTCCATTCTTTACAATTTGTTTATTTTGCAAGTGAACTGGCGGTACCCAGCTTACTTTAAACCTACCTGTTGGATCAGGATTAAAAACAACCTTAGTATCTTTAACTCCTTTAACCCAGCCAAAACTACCTATTGTAAAAGGAGCATTATGTCTGCTACCTTCGTTAAAGTCTATTTGCTCGTATATCTTAACTAGGTTAAATATACTGTTTTTAGTTTCATCTCTGAACGCGTGTTCTTCAGTACGTGGAAACTGTCTGTAAAATTCGTTTAACGCGTCTTGATCGTCTTTTAAACCTTCTGCTTCATTTTCCCAATGATCAATAACACCTATATCTATTAATTCACCGTCTGGTCCATGTCGCACATCATCACCTCTACAATTAAAGACTGGAAGTCCGTACTCGTCAATAAATCCTTCATAGTTCCATTCCATTGGGATAAAGAGAGAATAAAGCCCAGACTTTGTTTGTCCATTACGATTTCGTCGTGTGACGTCAGAATCATTGTATAGTTTTTTAAAGTTATCTCCACCTTTGTCAAGCGCGTTACTGGTACTACCCATTAAGCACTTACCAACGATTCTACTACCTAACCTTAAACAGGTTTTAGTAACTCGCCAGTTGTTTAATATGTTATCAGGTCTCTCCCACTTACCACTCTCATCATGTACTAGCAAGCTCAGCTTTTCACCGTCATAACTGTTATCACCAGTGTTTTTCCAATCAATTGTAGTGTCAAGACCTACTATTTCTTCAAGCTGTTCGTTACTCTGTATTTTCTTACGAGTAAATTTACTAGCCGGAACTCTATATGCAAGCTCTGACTTTGGACGATCCATACCGTCTTGAATAGGCTTGAAAAAGAAAGGGTAGTTTATTGATATAGGTACAACCTTATCAGTAAACATTTTCTTCGCATCGGCACCAGACTTAGAGAGTATCCCATATCTACTATCACTCGATATAGTGGCTAAGTTAACTGTTTCGGAAGAACTCATAAAAGAGAAACCTGAACGGCGATTCTTAAGGTAGCACATTCCATAGCATCTTTTATCAGCTTTACAGGCTTCCCAAAATATAAAGAATAGTCTGTTCGCCTCTCTAAAGTCTGGAGCTCCAACGTCAATCTTACTCCATTGCAAGTACATATAGTGTGTACCCGTAATCCAAGTTGGTGTACCTTTATTAACAAACCAAAAGCCCTCGTCTCTACGCTTGAACTCTTCGTCAATATAGTCGTACCACTTTTCTTTCTGTTCGTCTGGATAATCTCTCCAGTCGAATATATTTTTTATACGCTTAAGTTCTTTAGGATACTCAGCTTTTACCCATTTGTCTTTTTTGTGTTTAAACACACTTCCTGGCACTCTTGGCAACGCAACGCGCAAACCTTGGATTTCAAGTATATCACCAATTTGACCAGTTTTTGATATAACGATAACGTCATGTTCTTTATCATACCCATATTTCCATTTTTTGCCACGATTAAGTCTCGTGATAGTTGTTTTTTTAACAGGTGTTATAACCTTAACCAAGCTCTGTTCGTACATTACTTTGATCTACCTTCAGCAAAACCCTTGAACACACGCTCTTTCTTTTCTTCCGGAGACTTACCATCTAGTAAGTTTTGTTCTTCTTGGATTCTGTTTAATATCTCGAAGGCGTCGAAGATTGCAAGCTTTTTTGTAGCAGCGGCATTTTTGAGTCTATCAGCTGATATATCATCATCTGAATCAACAATAGCTTCTTTAGCTACTTTGATTAATTCCTCAACCGCTCTGTGCCCAGCTTGGATTATATTCTTCTTCGTCTCCTTGATATTCATATTTAATTGTAATAAATTGAGATGGCACACGGTACAAGCGCTTGCCATCTACCACGAACTCACACTCCATGCCTGGCCTAAAACCGACAAGAGAGTTTAGCTCTGCTCTGCCATCAGTATGTTTAACAATACCAACTAAAGGTTTTTCAGTTTCAACACTTAGTTTGCTATTGTCCTTAATAGGTTGTATAAAGCAATAACCTTTAGGACACAGCCATTCGTTGTTACGTTTATACAAAAATATCTGATCATTATTTACAAAGTATTTATTTTCTTTGTAGTATGATCTGCTATTGCGCTCTCTACCCTTTACATCATGCCAACGCCTAAACACATTAAAGTGCACTATAATAATGTCATCAACTTGTATTTCTGTATTACCTAACTTTGGTGTAGATATAATTCTAGCAAGTCTATTAACGTGATAGTGATTAAATACCTCAGTGTTGACTATTAATTCTTTATCACCAACTTGTTTGGTATTGTTGTATCTTGCACCTACAGGCTCTACAACAAAGTTGTAAAGCGCTTGCATTAGTATTCTAGGTTATATTCTACAGATATAGCCATATTTTTGTTAAAGTCTTTCCAAGGAATAACGGCTTTGTCTTTTGTAATATATATAGAGTACTTTTCAGTTTCTTCTAAAATGTCACAAATGGTATGACCGCCATACACTTCCTGTCCAACAGAATAGTGCATAGCGTCATTTTTGTAATCTTTACCAATAGTGATCTTACGAATTAGATGGTTCATCTTTTGCGTAATTAATAGTACCGTCGTTTACATTTATATCGAAAGTACCGTATTGATCTTCAAACTCTTTTTGCAAAGAATTAAGTTGATCTTGGAAGCCGGCCATTTCGTGAAGCATCCTATGCTTACGAACCTCGGCTACACCAAGTTCCATTTGAGCTTTGTTTAAAATACTAACGATCTCTTGAACTTTTTTAAGCTGCTCGTCAGTAATCTTTTCTGGTTTTAGGTCTACGACCTTTTCTTTCTTTTTTCCCATAATTAAATTAAATTAAAATTGTTTGTTTGTTTATTCTTCGCTGAAGTATGCGAATATAGCTCCATCAGCTAAAGTTATAGCTGTGAATCTACCGTAAATCCACATATCTGCTGGAAAGTTATCTGCTTCTGCTATAGCTTCCGCGTTTGCTCCATTACCAGCCGCAGTAGCTACAACAGAGGTACCTGGATAATGTAATCCGTCTTTATTATCAGGCGTGAGTAAGGCAAAGCTAGTGTTAGCAGTTACAATATAAATAGCTGTAACTACTTTTCCAGTAGGAGGCGTAAATGCACCCGTGTCATCTAAGTACGCTCCACCTCCTTGACCTATGTCTATTTGATTTTGATTTAGTGCCATTTTATTTTTTTACT